AATGTAATGGTTGTTTGCATCCACGACGACAGGCAAGATGTCGCCGCTTAGTCTGTCCTGCTTATAACTATAGAGCGCAAATTCTCTGGCTGTCTGCTTGCATCGAGGGTGAATAACAACCTCATCGAATGAGCGGATGAATTCAATCCCGTCCTCTACGCTGCCCTTCCACTTGTCAACGCCTACCATTTTGCGCAGGCCGTGGCGCGACAGGTAGTTGATCGACTCAGGCCGTGCGCTGTCTGCGCGTGATGCGTGGTCCGCAACACCGGGTATGTTCTCGATCAGGTATGGCGCGGTTTTGTCTAACTCTAGACCGACTCGCCCGCCGTCATAATCAATCATCAATGTGTTTGCCACTATCCAGCAGCGCAGGCCGGTTGTTGGGTCTTGAGCGAAACCAAAGTCAACGCCGTAGTATGGCCCGTCTGCTCCTGCTGGTGTATCGAACTCGGCAACGCGCCATTTGCCCTTAAAGACTTGCGCGTCTGTGTGCGTGAGATAAGCGCCTTCCCATATGTGGGAATAAACCTCTGGTGGCATGGTTGCCATAGCGTGCAGGCGCTGCTCTTCTAGCTCTACAGGGAACCAAGGATTGTCTGTGTGGTTCATCTCGACGATCATGGATCGCGGCGGGGTATTCTGTACAAACCGCGAATCTACCGGGCTTCCTTCTATCTTTGGGTTCCATAGAACCCATATCTCAGAACCTGGGGCGCGAATGGTAGGCTCAAGCGCTACCCACGAGTGTTCCGGCACGTCCTCTGCTTCTTCAATGATGCAAAGGTCTATCTGTGCCAGCGACTTGATGCTGCCGATGTTGTGCCGCAAGCCCCTGAATATAAACTCGGTGCTATTGATATTGCTGCGAAGGTAATCTATGCCGACATCGTAGGCTTTTTCCAGCCAAGGCTCTGACGCAATGGCGTTTTTCAATTCGGCATGAAATGACTCTTTGATTGAACCCTGAAACTCTCGCGTGCACAAAATCCGCAGCGGCTCAATCACGCCCCAGATTGCGGCCATCTTTGCAAAGTTAAACGACTTGCCAGACCCTCGCCCCCCGCGCGCGCCCCTGTATCTAAGGCTGCCCCGCTTTGGCGTAAATACGGGTATCAGCTTTGGCGGTGTCTTAACCTTGGCTAGTGTCATCATCAGGCCCGACTAGCTGAATCATTGTGGGGCGCATGCTGCCGTCGCTGCTGGTGTGGTCAAGTTGTTTGCGGTCGCCGTAATGCCGAGGCGCAAGGCTTTTCGCAATCCACTGCACTTGAGATAGGCGGACGTTAGCGAACCGATAATCCATAGCCTCGGTGCCCAGCTTGTTAAAGTCCTCGATAATTGCATCAGCCAGGTTATGCGCGGTCACTTCCTTGGCCGCTAGATACCCGTCACGAAAAACCTCGTCATACAGGCGATGATGCGGATTGAGCCAGCACCAAACTGTATTGGCCTTGGGCATCTCGTCGGGGTAGTCCCGGCAAATAGTCTTGACCCCGCCGTGGTCGCCGCTTGCGATCATTTCAAGCAAGCGGTCCTTGATCTCTTCGCTGTAGCCTTCGCGGTCGTGGCCGTGTAGGTCTGTCATTTTAATAACCTCAGTATGTCCTGGCAAGCGCCAAGCTGCGCCGTCACTGTGCTGTGTCGCTCGGTAAGTAATAGATAATTTCTGACAGCGGCGTCTGTAGGTCTGGCGCTGGCTGCATTATCCACGCCGGGATTGTCGGCAGCGGCGGGCACTGTGGGGCAGGTTGCACTGACGCGCACCCGCTCAGGATTAGCGCGCATGCGCTCAACATTAGCGCGGTCCTGGTTGATCTGTTGCAGGTATGCTTGATCAAGGTCGGATAGCTCCTGCTGCTTGGCCTGGGTGCGCTCGTGTGCCTGCGTAAGCGCGTTAGCGTTAGCTGTGGCAATATCTGACAGCTTCGCATCGTAGCGCCACTCTTGGGCCTGATAGACCGCAAGGCAAGCGAGCAGAATAGATGCCGGCCACAGGTATTTAATCAGCATTAGCGCCTCCAGTTACGATACGCCACAGGCACCATATTACCACAATGATTCCCGTGATAGCGCCGGCAATGAATGCGGCTGCTATTGCCACTCGCCGGACGCCATCTGGATAGATAGCCGGTTAGCGCGTGCCGGTGTCTGTCTGGCCCATAGGCTCTGTAACATCTGCTCAGCGCCTAGTCGATAGTTGCCTTTCTCGATAGTCGCCAGCGTGTTGCGGAAACCTAGCAAGCCATCAACGCCCATTTGAAAAGCCATGTTGACCAGCACGCCCCGTCGGGCAGGGTCGAGCTTGCATATCCACGGGATGCGCTTGTCTAGCTGCTCGCCAATTATGCGTAGGCGGTTGCTTACAATAAACGCGTCTTCCTCTGGCAACAACCCGCCGCCTTTGCGCTTGTCAATCATAATGCCTGTGCCAATAGTCCAAAAACCTAGATGATCCTGATAGGCATGCAGTACAGTGCCCTCGTCACGGCTAAGCTGTGTGTAGCTGTCTTTAATCACGATAACGACTCCTGCTTAACAGTTCGGGCAACAGCGGCTCCTATAGCGACCATCATTGAAAGCGAAGCAAATACGCCTGGCGGTACTACCTGGCTAAACATGGGCAGGGTCAATTCGACAGCGGTCAACGCGGCAGATAGAACGGCTAGCCTGACGCTCCAGAACCGTGGCGCGTTCTTTGCGTCGTCTATCAGCTTCACTTAAACCACCCTTTTATCTTGTGATAAAACTCAATCATAGCAGCCGGAACCTTTGGCGCAATCACGACAAGCTGAAAAAGCAGATAAATAATAGTAAGAATATAGACCCAATTTTGCAACGGTATGCCGAAAACATTATCAGCGGCTGCTACTGCCAGCACTGGCGCGGCTTTCATTGCTGCCGTGCCTACGTCTAACGCTGATTGGTGCTGGCTCATCAATTTGGACTCCATGCCTTATACCTAAAAAATGGTTTGTATAGCAGGATTATGGCACGGATGGTGAATGGCGGGCAAATTGTAGTTGTAAAAAAGCCCCAGTTAAGGGGCCAGCCTGTCTATAGTTTGGGGGTGCCGTTCGTCGGGTTACGCCTTGCTGCGTTCACAGCGATGAACAACGCGAACGCCCTTGTATCTATGGTCTCGACGTATTTCGCCGTCCATGGTTTCAAAATTGGTTGTGTCCAAAAATCCATTCAAGTATGCGTCGGCGAATGCAGTCCGCGACACATAAATTACATTTGGAACCGCAGCATTGCCTATAATTTCTGCGCGTATTAGGTCGTCTAGGTATTTCATCTGTTTAACTCCTCGTTAATAGTAGCCCTGACAGTACCACTATTCGCGGCTTTGTAAACTACCGTTCGTCGGGTTACTTGATCATGTCCGGGTGCACCGTATGCCTTGAAACCTCGCCGTATTCGTCGTGCATGATCAAAGACTTCATGTTCTGCTTTGCGCGATATCCGCCAAACGCTGCCCATGCGTCTTTGGCCGTAAGAGTGTTAAACGCCTCGACCGTACACCCTGAAAACTCTTTGACAAACTGATGGTGAACATGGCCGGTAAGCCAGTACCGGAATTCTGTCTCGCCCCAGTCCTTTGCGCGGTCGGTCGCCATAACGCCGGGCAACGCTACGGGCTTGCAAGTGTGGCCATGATGCGTGCCGATGAGAACCTTGCCCCATCTGACATAATGGAAGGCAGCCGGAGCGGATTCGATGGTAATGCGCGGCTCGTTTTCGTAAGTGTGGCGCAAGGCTACGGACATCCATAGCGCGCCTGTATCGTCGTGGTTGCCCACCACGTTTATCACTCTGACGTTCTGATGCTTGGTCAGGGCAGACTCTATGCATTGCCGCATTACCTTCACGCCGACACTGATCATCCTAGAATAGCGCCCGTCAAGATCCATTATGTGCCCTGACCGGCTAGTCATGCCCTCCATGTTGTCCGCGTGAAACCAGTCGCCCAGGTTAATGATAACCGCCTCTTGACACGGCGGGGTAATTTCAACCAATGCCGCCATTGCGCCGCATTGCACGCGCTCTGCAATCTCAAGATCCCAGTTCTCGCCCTGAGTTTCTTCTCCCCAAGCCCTCATGCCAATATGTGCATCACCTATGGGGTAGACAGCCATAAGGTGCGGCAGCGTGCCCGATGGCGCTTTAATCTTTTTGACCTGCGGCAATTCCTGCGACATTGCCTCGCAAGCCTCCAGCATCATCTCATGCCGCCGCTCATCATCCGCAGATGACTTAACCCACTGCGCGGATAGAATGCCTTCCTTGTTGTACAGGCTCGAAACGCCCCTTACTTTGTAGCCGTCGGGCACCAAATGTGTCATGTCATGGTCAGGACTGTAGCCCTGGAGCGCCATTCGCTTAATCCGCCGACGAAGACCCCTAGAGTCCATCTGTAGCGCCTTTGCTGCGCTATCTTTGCCGCCGTGCAGCTTTACTGCTTCTGTTATTTCTTCGTCCGTGTATCGCTGTGCCATGCCTATTCCTTGCGTGTATGTATTAGTGGGAGCGCCTTGGCGACGGTGTGCATATCTTTGCGCCTCCGCATGTGCGCTAAAGCGCTCCCCTGATAGATACAGCCGGGCTGCCCCGGCGTGTGTTTTACTTCTTCTTCCACTTGATAGTGTCATGCGTTGTGCCATCAATCAAATAAAACGCAATATCTCCCTCATGGATGGTAATTGTTTCATCGACAAATTCAATCCTGCCGTCCATCATCATTACGTCGAGCGGAAACGGCGCGGCGTCTGCGCTATATTCCACGCTGCTGCATAGCCGCGTTCGTGTCTCTCCGCTTGCGCGGATTAGTTTTAATCCAGGCATGGGGCCTCCGTTAGGCGGTATTTGATGATGTCGCTGCTACCACTACCACCGCCCGCGCTCCACCGCCAGTCTTCCGGCGTTCTCGTATCTGCTTGGTCACGGTTACGGAGCATAATCTGACAGATAGTGCCATCAGCAACAGGACACTCACCGCCCGCCCAGTCGATCCATTCGTTCGAGACATCGGGACGCTTTTGTAGTGTTGATTTCCAGTTGGGGTTTTTTGCTCCGCTGGATGCGCGCCCAAACCATTCGCTGCTCGCCTGCCAATATACCAACGCTGGCTCACGAACATAGGGCTTTCCATCATACCACCACCAGGCGCCGCATTGATCCTGCGCCAACCACTGCGCCCATTCCGGCGCATCTGCCCATTGCGGGCCAACGTGCTCAACAACCTCATCAAGCGACCGCTTGCGCCAAGACTCAACCGATTCATTCTCCGTGCCGTCTAGCGCGGTGGTGAATGCTGCGGCATCGCGCTCCAATCGCTCAACCTCTGCAATCGCATAGAAGCGGATCTTCTTGGCGTCGCGCAGCAAGTCGCTGTGGTCTGCCTGCCCGAACCGATAGCAGGCCCGGAATATTTCACCGATCTGTGCATTCATGTTGCGGTGCCCAATCAGGTCTTGCAGCTCTGTGCAGCCCCTGGGCAGCTCGTAATACTTTGCCGTGCTTCCGTCGCTTTTCATTATTCGCAATCCTCGCAGATTCTATTTAAGTAGGCATCAATTCGATCTTTGTCCTGCAACTCGCCCTCAAGGCTAATTAGCTCGGCAAGTATAGCAGACTCCCACGCGTATGCGTTGTCAGACATTATGCGGCCAAAGTCCTGAATGTCAGCATCAATGCCGCTAACGCTATGGATGGATGCAAACAGGTCGTCGCCGTCTTGGCCTAGCTCGGCTGTGAATTCGTAGCCGTCGTGTTTTATTGTGTGGATCATACCCCATGCCCCCACTTAGCTTTTTTGTTATCAGGATGCAGCAGATACGCTGCGCCCATGTCTCGTGCTACCTTGCGGATGCGGGCCTCGTTACGCTGGCGCAGGGTCATAGGCGTGGCGCATGTGCCGCCGTCTCGGAAGAGGTTCATGATTCTTCTCCTCTGTATTCCATTCTGATAAAAACTCGGTGACCTGCATCTCTGCGAATCTTTTTGAAACCTATGGTTTCTAGCATGTCATGGCCTTTTGACCAATCCCCCGCGTCTTCACATGAGCAAAGATAAAGTGCCTGTATATAAAACTCAAGGGCTTCCCGACTCAACATTTTTAGGCTTTCATCAGGAATTGGCATCTTGGCATAGCTTTTAAATACGCCATTCTGCCTATGATCAAAGCACACAATGCCAAGAGTCAGCATCCGGCTTATCAGCATATTCATACATCCACCCCAATTGCCAGCAACTCTTGCTTGCGGCCTTCTAGCTGCGTGATCTGCATCTGGCTTTCTGCTCGGATTTTTACAATCTGCTTGTCGATTCCGTCAACCTGGATTTGTACCAAGTCAAACTCTGGCACGTCAATTTCTACGGTTTGGGTGCAGATTAGGTGGTAGCCGTTGCCGGTCATGTCGTGAGAAAAAAACACAACACGGCCATTGTCGTGAGACATCCCGCTCAGGTGTGCAAATACTTCTGTTTGATATTTCATCTTCGTAACTCCTGTGTGTGTCCGGTAAGTATATATGCTTAGGTGCGGGAGTCTAGTGCTTGCCGACGAACGGTATCATCAGCCCTGATTTCCCGCCAAACCCTCAACCAAACAGCGCGATCACTAACGCACACATGCAGCGCGCCTGCCTGGTCTATGTGCGGCTTGACGTTGTGGCTGCGTATGTGAAAGTGGATGGCTTGCATTATAGAGCCATAAACTCAACAGCCCGCTGCCAAGTCTCCCAGCGCGTAGCATGCTCGGCATGGTCTAGCATGTCGTGAACGTTAGCTGTTGCCGCGTATCGGTACGTATCGCCCATGCGCGTTGCTCCTGCTGGCATTGGGTATGCTTTCTCGAAGGCTTGCTGGCTGGTCATCTTGTAATCTCCTGAATGTGTCCACACATAATAACGCAAAGTGTCACTTAGTGGGCTGCCGTTGGTCGGTTAGCGGCATATACCCCTCGCAAATATCGGTATCTTTCATGTCTGCCACTGACACGGGCAAATCATAAACCGCCCCAAAGTCCAGCCAGCGATAACACTCCCGGTTAGCGCAATGGCCGGCGCTTGAGCAGAACGTGCGGTCTTTGTGGGTTATCATCGGCTTGCCGCCTGCACTACCTTGCGATAGATAGCTCCATCTGATTCCTTTTCAGCTAACCAATCCGCCTGATACCCGTTCCGATCCGTGATGACAAACTCATACTCCGCCGCGCATCCTGGGTCATCCCATGTCTGCCGCTCTGGCGGGCTGTAATGCGTGATATGCACGCCAGCAGGGATTCCTGCAATGGTTATCTCAAGATCAACCGATAACGCCTTGTGCTGGCTTCTGGCGCGATTAAGCGCGGCCATTGACCGGGATTTAAACAGGCCGGTTTTGTTTGATACTCGTAGGGCTGATTTTGCCCATAATAGGGTTGTCATTTCTTCGCTCCCCTAGCCAAACACTCCAGCGCAAACTGTACGCAATACGGAACAGGCAAATGACCTGGCGCATCCTCGGCGCTAATGTACAGCGTAAGGCCGCGCAGGCTTATGCCAAGGCGTTTAGCTACCTTGACCTGTGATAGGCCAGACTGTCGGATAAGGCCGCGCAGGTAGTCCGGCGCGGGGTTGTGGTGGGTTATGTTGGGGGTCATGCTGTAACCCGAGCAAACCAGCGGGCCGCACCTGCTTCGGTCTTAAAGTCTTTGCTCTGGCTGTAGGTCATCGCTGTGTATGTGCCATCTGCATTGCGAAAGACGCCGCGTGATAGTGTTTCGTTGTTGCCGGTTTCGATTTGCTTGTTCATGTTAGTTCTCCTGTTTGTGTATTGCTGCCCGCCGAAACGGGCTTTGTAGACTATAGAATTTCTGATAGCTTTCCAGTTACGCGAGTCTGGTTGCCGTTTTCGTCCTTAGCAACAATTTCTACTTGTTCGCCAATCCACTCGCTGGCGTGTGCGTCAATTCCTAGGCTGGTTACATCCAGCATGCCAGTAGTGTTGTCTGCGAGTAATACTTTGATTTGGTTTGTCATGTTAGTTCTCCTGTTTGTGTGTGATCAGTATATGCAGCCAGTGCTTATCGGTAAAGCGGGTTCCGACGAACGGTCATCTATTTTTATTGTTTAGCCAATCGCCCCACTGATCTCCCATCGCTGCGGCAATACCTGGATAGGTTTTAGACCGCTCAAGCCAGCGATTAGCTGACGGCGCAAGCCTGTTTTGTCCGCTATCTGTCTGGTTTGCCCATCGCTCAACCATTTTGCCGTTGTGCTGAACTATGCGCCCCGGTAAGCGCTTGCCCAGCACAAGCGCCGGCAGGCCACTTAACCACAGCCCTGTAGCCTTGCTGGCGTCGTCCCCGAACTGGTAGGGCTGTATTACTTGTGTCGGCCTGCTGATCGCTTTATTCACAAACGAGATTGCAGGGTTCTCAATAGCCACAGGAAAAGGCAAGGCAAGCAAGGCCCGGAAGTTGATGATTGCTTCTGATCGCGCAAGCCTCCTTTCATGACCAACTAACGTGCCCTGTTTTACCTTCTGATGATATGGGCCGTCTCCGTATGCCCACGCCGCGCTCACGGTCAAATATGTACACATTGGATGCAGCACTGCCATGTCCCAGCCCTTAGCGCTTAACGCCCCCCACACGTCGCCCTGAATGTGCCAAGGCGAATTGTCTCTAGCTGGCAAAAGGTCACAAGTCCACACCTCATGGCCCTGCTTCTGGAATGCCTGCCGGGTCAAGGGGCAGCATGAGTAGCCGATTAATACGCGGGCCATCAGAGGGCCGCGCCCGCTTCGATCAATTCTTTTTTGCTGATGACTTGGCGAAGCCATGCGCCGTCAGTGCCGAAGACATTGTAAAAACCGGGGAAAATGTCGCTTTCAGTTACTGAGCAAATCTGGACTTCTGCGATGACTGCGGTTACTTGAATGCGTGCTGGGTTGACGTTGTTCATTTTGTCTTTCCTTTCTGTTTG